TGAACGGGTCTCGACGGGTCCCCATGCAAATTGCCCCACCGTTGCACCTGCACTGGTGGATACGACAGGAATTCCTGTGGTAAGGTCGATCTCGGATACGTTGGTGCCAGGTGAGAGAAGTTGAAACGCCATAGTAGACTCCTTACATTGGATAGGTTACAGTCAAAAGGGATTGAAGGTGTGCTTCGTTGAACTATTTATGTTTTTCGTGTTTTCAGATGCCTTGCGCTCGCTTCACGTAATTTTTCATAAAATTCATCATCTCTTGTGGGTCCATTCCACGGCTGTCCACCCACAAATCCCCATCGTCCACCGTAAAGGGGTCCTCCAAGCCCGTGTCAATCAGTCCAAACGGCACTAGATCATCCTCTGTGGCTCGCTCCTGTTCGGTTTCCAAGGCTTTTGCCATGCTCATGTCGGACCCTTGGGCTTCTCGGAAATACTTCTGAGTCACCAACCAGGCAAACATCACCAAGCACATAACCATATCATCGTGCTTACCGACTTCAGCCTTATAGGTCTGGAGTTGCTGCGTAAAGGTGCTGAGTTCGGTGATCGTCATGAAGTCATGAATCAGGAGTTTGTTACCTTCTAGAATGGCTTTGAGGTTCAGGCACCCGATACGCTTGACCGATTCAGTCATACGCAACCCTAGACGCATGGATTTCTTATATCCACCAGCAATCTTCGCGCCCGTCTTTTGGGTTGATTCTAGTTTGAAAATGTTTTCATATTCCAGGTCGTAGTGTAACATGTCCACGATTTGCTGCCCGTTATCGTTGATCTCAACGAGGACGAATGCGCGATTATATTTGACCGCTGCGTTGTAAATCAGGTTTGGGAACACCATCGGGGCAATGGACGCACTGTGGAATTGTGCCACACCTCGATACGGAAGTTGCGTCACGTCCACCACCCAAAACGCGCTCGCGTCCTGATCGAGTCCTCTAGCCGGGTCAACGCAAATGACGTAGGTATGATCTTCCTGTGGTTGGTCATAGACCACCCATCCCCCATCCTCAAAGATGGGTTCGCGCTTGTTCAGGACCATCAGCGCAAGGGTCGCTCCTGAGATCAGGGTATCCGATGAACCCAAGAATTCGCAGAGGACTTCCTGGCGGAACTTCATTTCACCCAGGGTTCGTCGCTGTTCCTCAAACCATACCAAGTCACGATCTGGAATCTTGTTCCACGGATACTCAATCGGCACAAAGTCATTCTTGCCTGATAGCGCATCGTTCCAGAATTCGCAATAGTGGTTCAACCCCTTGGGAGTGGAGGCAATGAGGATTTTCGTTTCTTTTCCTGATGAAAGAGTCGGAAAGGTTGAGGTAAAGAAGTCCTCAGCGATATTATCAGGGACGTGCGCAAATTCGTCCATGAACACCATTGACAAGGAGTATCCTCGGATTGCGCTTGAACTGGTTGCGGCGGCAAGAATGCGCGACCCATTTTCCAGAGTGATAGAGCGTTTGTTCCATTCAATGATACCTTGCTGCATGAACGAAGGCAAATGCTCATACATCAACTGGATACGGTTCAGGATTTCCTGTGCCATCGGTGCTTTGTTCGCCAGGATTGCACAGACCTTGTGTTGCTGGAAGAGGACATACCACAAGAAGAAGGCGGCTGTGGTGGTGGACTTCCCCATCTGACGAGGCAGCTTGACGATGACCTTACGTTCAATGAAGTAGGCTTCTATGATCTCTTGCTGGAAATCATACAAATCAAACGGGATGACTCCCCGATCTACATGGATAATTCTACCATAGGTCCGAATAAAATGGATGGGGTCATGTGCACAGCGGGTCCACTCATTGATTTGATCTTGAGTGAACTGTTCTTTGACACCAGCACGCTTGAGGCGGGGATTCTTCAGATAGAATCGTTCCGCCACGCGCATAATTTTGAAAGACTCTTTAGGTTTCTTCGTTCCGGTAACAGCCATATTATCCTACATTATCTATGCTAATTGCTTTGGCTTCAATTATACGCATCTTCTTTTCTTGGCGTTTTTGATTGATTGCTTCCGCAAGTTCAGCAGTGGACCCTGTAAAGACCACGGTGCCAATAGTGACTGGAGTTACGTCTGGTGGGTCAACGAGTGTGGCTTCCTGTTGGTGGACTTCTAACAAGTCTTTATTGAGTTCTGTCATAGTCTTGAGCATGTTCGCAAAGACTTCATAGGTGCGCGGAGTCTTGAGTTCACGCGAGAGCGCAAGGAGTTCTCCAATGGCTTGTGTGCCCATTGCGACCATGAGCCTGACGTTATTGCGTGCGTCTGAGGCATCCTGACTGACAGAATTATTGGTGGTGAGGGAGACATCAGGCATTGCCGCAATCACGGCTACAGTATTTTGTGTAGGTGATTTTTGGATTGGCGCAGGCGGGCTAATGTCAATGTCAAGAATCTCATTCAACGATGCCATGATGTTCACCTATTATGCGTTAGGAAATTCATTGATAAATGTGGTATAGCCGTAATCCGAATCAACATTGGCAGTAATCGGGTTTTGGTAAATCCAGATCGACGCATCAACCCCCGTTGTCGTATTGGTGGTTTCCACCCCAGTAGCGGTATTCATGGTAATGACATTGCGGGTTTCCAGCAAGTTGACCACGATCCCACCAGTCACTACCGCATTCGCGTTCGCAATGTTTGCCGAGACTCCCATGATGATCTTAGAATTGGCGACCGGTCCAAACAACCATCCCTTGAGAGTGAATTCCAAATCCCAGGTTATCATGCGCGTGCCATCAGCGTAGGCACCTTCATAGTCAATCTTCTCTGTCACGCCTTTGAGGATGATCGGGATATCCTTGATGATATTGACTTCTTGCGATACCGTCGCGGTTACCGTGTAGTCCGGTGTAAAGAAGGGGAGAATTTGTTCAACAATCTGCAATCCATCTTCTATGTTACGCACATACAGCGATAGGGAAAATTCAAAGTTATACGGCACCCCCACATATTGAGAACTGGTCGTGGCAATGCCCACTGCCGGGGTGGTCATGTGGCGAATCGTGGACTGCTGCTTACGCGCCGCGTCATACTGCATGCTCACCATTTCAAATGACATGCGCGGAACGGTGGTCGCAATGGACTTGGTGAGTGTGGGATCACCTTGGAGACGCAGAATAAACTTCTCTTTCGGCGCATACGAGATCGGCACCTTGCAGCGTTCTTTCTCAACCATGTTGGTGTCATGGCGAACCAACGTGATATCATTGAAGCAGTTGCCAAAGAGTGTCACATACTTTCGGATGCTGCGGTGGTAATATGGATTATGCCCAAAAATTTTACTCACCCATCCTTCTCTTCTGCCATGATGCAATAACAGCCTGTCGGTGCTTTTCCTTATGGATAGGATTAGCGTGACGAGTTATTGCCGCAGAAGAATAATTTTTGGTATCGCTAGGTTTCTTTGACATTCTTTTTCTCAACTCTGGATTATTCCAGGCTTCTTTTGCTTTCTGAGATATGACTTCTCTGAATAATATGATGTTTGTGCATTATGCGTCACCGAAGGGATTTTGTTCTGAAAAATCAAGGATCGCATTGGATTCAGTCTCTAGAATCTTATTGTCCACGGTATCCTCAAACTGCAAGTCCAGAGGCGTGTTCGTGTCAAGGCTTGCCATAATCCATGTCGCTCCGCTGTTCGCCCCCTTGACGTTCGCGGTATTGGAGAACAACCCGTTCACCAACGCAATTCCCAATGTGCTGTTGCCAGAATACCAAGTGTGCGCGGTTCCAAACGCATTCGCGTATGCTACATTCGCCCCCTGATATACAATTTCATTGTTCGCCACATCAAAGGTGCCTGTGCCGCCCGCAGTCAAGACGAGATTCGTGAGTTGATAGGATTCAAGTATCTGATCGTCCACTTCATCAACCCCTGTTTGAATACGTTCATTGGAGAACACAAACTGCTTCAACTTGAGTGCGTAGACATACACATTGCCCCCTCGACCACGCCCCAAGGTATAGAACATCGCTTGTTGGTTTTCATGCTCCACGAAGGTAATCTCCATGAAATTTTGCATGAGGGGGACATAGATGATGTCTCCTTCGCGGGGTCTGACCAAGGAAGGAATGGTAAAGTTGAATCGTCGGCGCGACACCAGTAGGGTCATTTCATCGCGGATTTCCATGCCAAACTTACTGATAATATCCCCAACCCCATCCATCCCCACGATGTTTTCCACATACATCTCAATAATGTAGGCTTGCGGGAAGGTCTTGAGTTGATCTTCACCCATGAGTTTGTCAATCTGGTCACGCGATTCTCGCGGCAGATAATAGACATCCATACCATGAATTTTGTTGGCTTCTATCACCAAGTCCTCAATGAGCAATTGCTCTGAGGTCACTGTCTCAGGAAAGAAGTTGAAGTATTGATTAGTAGGCATAGGTCCTTATGAGAATGAACTCCCGCATCCACAAGTACTTTTTG